CGGCAGTAGAAATATCCAAAAGCGTGATTGTGGTTGTTCCTGTTACAGATAGGAATTTCCCTCTATCTCCTGCTACGACAGTATAGGCAGTAGAATGGGTAGAGATATTGCCACCAAACAGAGATGCAAAGGCAGACAGCAATTCGGTGTTAATTGCCTCGGAAAGCGTCTTTACCGGGTCAGCGAGCTTTGTTTTATGCTTGGCCCACGTGATCTCGTTCGTAGAGTTCTGCGACCCGTCATCCGAAGGTGGGCTTGAGTTATAGCCCGAAATGGATTGTGAAGTGTATGGATTACTCATTGGTGGCCCCTATGATGCCTACAGAGGCCGCTAATTCAAGAGCCTCTCTAGTTAATGTATTATGCTCAGCCAACTTGGCAACTGTTTTCATCGACTCTGGATTAAGAAGTGCTTCCGCCATAACATCATGTGCGCGCTTGTTATCGAAGATAACGACAGCAGTAAAAGCCCTTCCTCGACGAGTCAGCGGTGGGGCAACGGCGCTTCTGAATATTTGTTTTATACCGGAAACCGTCTCGCTGCCGCTAAGGACCTGCGGTTTTCTGGCGGTAAGCTGCACAACCTCATTGATTACTGAAAGATTATTATAATACTCATCCCCCATAATCTCTTTTATTACCGATTCCCTTTCTTTTACAAGCTTTGCCATTTTTGTTGGATTTATAAAGCCTGTCTTGTTATCAAGCAAGTCATTACGCAGTGATGTTCCGAATTCTTCTTTGAAAGAACTCCATGCACCAGGGTAATTTTTTGTCATATTCTTGACGTACTTGATCTTATTGACGGCGGTCTGCACACCCTCGTCAAGAGGCTTAATAAAGCTACCGCTGTCATTTGTAACAAACTTAACTAGCGCATCTGGATCGAGGGATTTCATCTTCCCACGGCCCCATTTTTTGTTGGCTGTCGCTATAATACGTTCAAGCTGCTTTGATTGTTTTTCAACAGTTTCAGACAAACCTCCGACTTTGCGAAATCTGTTTAATTCTGATTCATCAAAGAATTTTGATAAAACATCCTGATGTTTGCCAATAAACTCCTCGCTAGCTTCTTTATTAAATTTCCCGCCTTTAAATGCAGCGCGCTTGTAGGCGTCTGCGATTCCCTCTTTCCACTTGACAATTAGTGAAGGCTTGTCACCGATAACAGCCAGTAATTGATCGGCCTCTTCAGCACTTCCTTTTAATGTTTTATCAACAAAGTCTTTGCTCTTGATTTTGAAGACATCGTTTTCATTCTTCGCCATCAAATCGCCGATAACACTTCTATTAAATTTCTCGTTGAATTTTCGTGTAGCGTCTTCGGCTGCCTCAATCTTTGCAAGTAAGTCACCTTTACCCTGACGAATGAGCGCCAGGCGGCGGTCTTGAACCATTGCTTCTTCTGCGGCTTTCAGGTCACGAATCTGGGGATCACCAAATTGTTTGTTTTTTGTTGCCGCGCGGATTTCTGTGCGAAGGTCTGATAGCTCTCTGTTGTAATCAGCGAGATCGGCCGTCTTTTTGCCTTTGCCTGAAAATATCTTTGATGCTCCGCGCTTTGTTATTACAGTTGAAGCCGTGTCAGAACGGCGAACAAGGTTTGTCTTTAACTGCTCTACAGCATCACCTGTGTCAATCCCAATACCGTATGTCTCTGAAGTTTTGTTGTACCCGGCAGATTTTCTGATATTGTCCCACATATCGTTTTCAACTTGTTTTGCAGCATCACGTTTTGCCTTGATGACCTGCCTGGTAGGCTCGCCTACTTGCTCTTTGCTAACTTTACCAATCTGGTCGAGTTGCCGTTTAAAATCTTCCGCTGTTTTTGCGGCGATTTTCCGCCCTTTGTCGATACGGTCGCCAATCTGCTTTTTGAATACAGACGATATTTTTCTTCCGCCATCCATCTTTCCGGGTTGTGTAACTTTGTCTAGAGCCTCTTTAATGGCCCTTTGGTCAGATAGATCGCGCTCAAAAAAGTCTGTGTTATGCCTAATATTTCTGCGCACCTCAGCCTCTCTCGCACCTATAACGGGATCGCCAGTTCGAGTATATAAAGTCCCTTTGACGCCTTTTCTGCCAAGAATTTTATTGATCTCTTCTATTGCAGCGTCGGCTTGTTCTTGACTCAGACCGTGTCTTAGCGCCTCGTCGCGCGTGAATATGCGCCCCTTCAAAAAATTATTGACCCCTTTCGCTGAGGATATTAACCCACCTGTAGCAAGCGTCATGCCGCCAGCCTTTGTGCCTTCAATACCGGCCTTTGCGAACATAGTTCCTAAATCCATGTCATGCACTCCAAGAGCTTTGCCGATCATCAGGCGGGTAAATTCTCCGGCAGTTGTCCCGGCTGTCGAGCCCACGGTTTCTCCTGCGAGCATCTTAGGAGCCCCTCGCCCTTTTGTCGCTATTCCGCCAGCTATTGTGCCAAGTATGTCTCCGGCAATAGGAAGACCTATACCAATACTCCCAGCAACGCCCGGATTAGCTCGTTTAATAATCTGGTCTTCTGGATCGAGATATAAAAAATCTTCTCCATGTTTTACCACCGTCACGGGGGTTTTGAAGTGATTTGATAAAGCCTCGCTTAGTGCTTTACGAGAATCTGCCCCGAACCCCATTGCCACATCGCCCGCGGGCAGTTCTTCGCGTGTAGCAACCCCTTTTCTTTGTAGGGCTGCCTCTTGCTCCTTCTCTTGTAGGTCGCGGCGCTGAGCCTGAACAGAGATAGGTAGACCAGTCTCTCTTTCCTGCTCAGTGAAAATCGCAGTTTCGCCTTCAGGCCTGGGCTGAACGCCAGACTCCTGCTCAACCTTTCGGGTAATTTCCTGTTCTGTTTTCAACTCCTCTGCCATCGCTGGAGTTAAAACTTTTGCTCGCTGTGAGGCAATAGCAATTAGTTCATCCTGATTTCGCTCTTTGAGCATATTTTGTATTTTTTGGACAGCTTTTAACCTCTCCTCTTTAGGGAGCTTCTGGAACACATCTTTGCGCTCTTTAACAATATTGCGCGTAATATCAGTTTCAAAACCCATTATTATTCCTCATCCAACAGCCCGGCGTCACGCAAAATAGATGTAGCAGCATCATCGCCGTTACTAGTAGGTATGGGAGGGCGTTCTTCGCCTTTAATTTCGTCAATAGATATAGGATCTGGCTGTATCCCAAGCGCCCTTGATCTCACCTTATTAGCTACGTTGTAATTTCTAACCATTCGCTCCTGAAGGTCTCTAAGAAGGCGTATTCTTGTTGCCTTATCTGCGCCATCCCCGAGAATACGCTCGGCGTTCCTCACGTCAGCATCAGAAAGGCGGCCGCCTGGATCAAGCGATTTTGCATGGAGATAAGCTAATTCAAGAACCGCGCTGCCTGTCCTTTCGCTTGTTGCGGCGGCCCTTCGGAACCTGCCCATATTTTCCTCAGACAAATCAACTTTGGACTCATCTAACTGTCCATCTTCTGTGAGAACGGAGTCCTGACCGGTAAGTTGTCGATACTGAGCAACCGCGCTATTGATGTTCTGTAACAACTGGCCAGAAACGCCGCCCACATAATCATCACTTGAAATAAGATCAATGATAGGTTGAATATTTTTAATATTCTGTTTGGTCGAGATTTCATCATCGATCATCGTCTGTTCAATTTTGTTCGCCCCGCTCTTTGTTAGGCGCGTCGTATCGCCGGCACTAAGTTCTGCTGGCATCTTGAATTTTCCGTCCTGAATCGCCTTATCTATCAAAGCCTTGTCACTTACGCGGATTTCTTCAAAAGAGTCCGTCTCTGGATCATAGAATGTTGCGGTTTCCCCTGTAGCTTCTGCAACTTTTGCTTGCTTAATGGCCTCGGTCTGCCCTGCCACTTGAGCCTGTTGCTGAGCTGTTGGGGCGCTCTTAATTGCCTCAAACTGCTGAGAAGTAAGATCTGGATCAACTGGCAACCCGCCGCCTCTCAAAGCAGTCGCTGAGAGGACTGCTTTGTTCTTAATGGTGTCAATCAACTGATTAACCTTGCCCATATCGACTTGCTCACCCGCCATCTGGCGCTGGGTAGCGTTTTCTCGAATGGTCTTGGCGGTAGTCAAAGCCTGCTCACGCATGTCATTAAACGAGCTGAGCATCGCTTCCTGCTTCTTCTGCTGTATTTGCTGCTCAGACTGACGCAGGCCAATACCTCTCGTAACTGCCTGAGATCCCGCCTGTGCGCCCTGCCCAAATGCTGAACTTAATGCCATGTTATAACCCCGCTATATATCCTGTTGTGGCTGCGCCAGTCAAAGAGCCGACAATATTTGCCCTTGCCCCAGCAAACTCTGTCGCAACTTGGGACTGCATTTCAGCGTTTCTTGACATGAGCTGGCTAATATCTGAGCTTAATTTAGCCCCTAACTCAGACTCAAAATTCAACTGCTTCAAAGTTGTTTGAGCGGCCTGCGTATCTGCTTGAGTCGCGGCGTCAATTAACCGCATCGTGGTATCAATCTCCTGTAGTCCAGTTTGGGCTCGGAAATCTTCTTCTTCACGGGCAAACTCTGCCTCAGCTCGGGCAAGCGCATCTGAACCAAAAGACGACCCTGATACACGTCTACGAGCGAGGTTTTCTCTGAGATTCCCCACAGCGCGTCGGCGTTTGTCCTGAAGGCGGTTAACCCCGGCCTCAGTTAATGCACCAAAACCACTTGCTGTTTGAGGTATAAGGTCACGAAATCCTTGAGCCCGGCCTGTTAAAGAGCCCTGAACGCCAGATAGCGCATTAGTGAGCTGGCCAGAGCGAGTGAGCTGAAAGGTTCCATCTTGCGTCGATCCACTCAACCCGGCGGTTCTAAAAGGCGTCGGTTTGAAGTCCTTTAGCGGCTTCATGGCGGAATCTGAACCGCCAGTGATGGCATCTGATACTGACGATACTAGGCCTCCCATGATTTTGACTCCCAGAGCACCATAGGCTCATTTTTTACATCGTGAATATGCCCGACACGGCGCAAAATGCCATGCTTGGCTACATACTCATAAAAAGTCTTGTCTTTCATATCACAATACAATAGCAGTTTCAGGGTCTTTCGCAAGTCATTGATTATCTGAACTACGCCCTCCATGATGTTTCGCTTCGAGGCCCACGGAAACCATGTTGCGTCTCCCAGCATAACCATCGGGCCGACACTTTGCCCGAAAATGATGCCGAACGGCTTATCTCCAATTAACCAGGCAAAATCGTAATTTGCCAGAAGAAACTCGACGGCCTGCTCATTAAATTGTTGTACGCCCATCCCCTCCTCCAGAGGTAAAAGCCCTTTTTTATAAGCAACCCATAGATACTTTAATCCCTCCTCATCTAAATCTTGTATAAGGACATTTCGCCCTAATGTTCTATTTAGTCTAGGCGGTTTCCTCGAAGCGGAGTCCGATCTCCTGGATTTCTGGCCTAGCTGTTCCGTTGTACGTGATCCTGACCTGGAACTCTTCCGCCCCGTGCGGGATTTGGAACTCTCTGCGTGTGAGTCGCCCAGAGAGGGATTCTGAGTAGTAGTTCGCGTCGCTGTAATAGTATCCTCCACCGTAAACCTTCCTCCCCGATGATGCGGGTATTGTCACTGAGATGCTTTGGTCAAAAACCTCGACGCCATTGTATAGTATCGTAATGTCAATATCGGCCTCATCAAGGGACTTATATTTAATCCATCCTTGAACCTGATAAGCGATTGCATCCAAATTTGCCCTAAACTGCGCTGAAGACCGAGTTGTCCTGATTATATCAGTCCCGCCATCCCCTGATGAGCCAGAACCCTCAAGCCTATAAAGGTTTCCAGAGGAATCACCAAAAAAAGTATATTCAAGGTTGTCCCCAGGATCTAACATGCTCATCACAGTCGTCGGCTGAAATGAAGTCGAGTGAGCTGTTATCCATCTTGCCCATGGAGATAGTTCTGTGTTTAACATTGGCTTAAACAAAACCCACATCTTCGTATCCCCATCAGGGAAACAATAAATTCGCTGGTTTCTCTGGTTATAAGCCAACGTCCATCCAGCAATACTTTCAATGCTACTGGAGATTTTTATTGAGAGGTCATCATTCTCGGTATCGCCGAACTTATCTGAAGCCTTCAGGCTCTCAATCCGGCCGGGCCGCCCATAAATTATATCGTTACCTGTAAAGACCATCCCCTCATCTCCAGCCACACCAGAACGAGGATAAAAGCTCTCAAAAGCAAAGTCAGTGGCATTTGCGCCAGTTAGTTTGAACAGTTCACCGTTTTTCGATGAAGTGACTAGTATTCCAAATGCCTGAACCTGCCCGTTAACAGGCTTGTAATCAGGCTGGATAAGAAAAAACGGATCTTCTGCGCTCAATGCAGAGGATGGGCGCTGAGACACAGATAGTACTGTATAATCGCCTCGCTTTGCCCCGACAATCAGATGAGGGAAGGTCGAGCCATTGTCATAAACGTTACCGAAAACAACTCGCTCGCTGGATATTGTGGCGTATTTTGCCCGAAATTCTCCTGTCCATGATGCTGATGATTCGTCGGTGAATGAAACGGTCGATAATGTCGTACCATCCCACTTCATAACGGGCTCCTGAAGATTCAGGTCTGTGATTATGACCTCATCGTCCAAAAGCCAGTTTTGCGACAGTGGCCCACGAAGCTGCGCAGTAGAGCTTACCGTCCCTTTGGAAGAAGAAAAACTTGATCCGTCCCACTCATAGACTTCCGTGCCAGCCTGAACAAGCATCGAAACTGTGCCGTCTGTCTTTTGCAGGTTGGCAAATCCCCGAATCTCCGAGCCATTAGGGGTTGTTCCAAGTTTATCGAATGCAGACCTTGGTTGGAACGTAGAGGATTGCACATCGAGCGTAAAATTATCTCCGGCAGCAGCCTCGCGTTCTGCTATCTCATCGTCGGCTGCCGTGCTATTAACCCCTCCGCCAAAGCGGATAATGACGGCATTTTCCTCTGGCCCGAATTTAGTTGGCATAGGGGTCGGTTCCCTTAACAGTCACCGTCCTGTCAGGCAGCCAGCTGCTTTGTGGAACTGTCCTCGTTAAAAGTCTTGCAGCCCGCCCCATACTCATTTTAAATAGACCGCCGTTGAACTTGTTTTGCATCTCAGATTTTACCATTTGAGCGGCAGCGGGAATTAAAGCCCAAAATACTGTGTCCCGAAAAGGAAAGGTGTCTCCAGCCTCCGCCAAAGTTAACTCTTTATCGTACAGGAAGGTGTAGGTTTTCCCGGCTTCTGTAGAGGTTGGTACGCGGTCAAGATACAAATACCCATCAGTTGGGCGGATTGCGGCAAGATGAGGCTGGCCGGTATAATTTGAGGGCTCTTCCTGATCGCTGAACAACTGACTATACCCGCCAGGGTATTCGTAGATCGTATCCGAATTAGTTTGGTCGATCAGAGGGTATCTGATACGGAGGAGGTCTGAAGGGAGCTCATAGTCTCGGTCGTCTGCAATAAGCGTTATAGTGCTTGTTCCAACGCCATTGGGCGTAGGTATTTTTGCCTCGTCATAAAGCTGGTGGACAAGCTCATTCAAAACCTGAATCGCAATATCAACGCTCGGCTGTTTAGCTGAACTGGTCAAAGAGGTCAGCTCACTCTGACTGCTGATAGCCTGAGTGCGCTTTAGAACCTCGTTAACCCCATTAAGCAAGGTTTTCGACCCGCCTGATGGGGTTGAGCCGGTTTCGCTTTCAACGATTATCGCCATTTTCCAACTTCTCTATAATATCTTTTTTGCTCAAACCAAAGGAGTTAATCCCGCTCTCTTTGGCGGCTTTACGTAGCTCTGGCATTTTCATATCAGAGAACGATTTTTCTCCTGCCTCCAATTCAGCTAGCTTTTCTCGCATCCGGGCAATTTCGTCTTTGGCTTCTTTTAGCTCGTCTTGTGATTCTGCGGCTTTGGCTTTTGCTTCGATGACAGCGTTATAGTCAATCTGTTTGTTTTGTGTGGCGTGTGGTTTTTCCACAGGCGCAAAATCTGTATGGACTTTTCCGTCCTCGTCTTCAACTTGAATTTCCTGAACCAGTTTCTCACCCGTCGGTAAAGGTCTTGTTACATCAATCCCGGCTGACTCAATAATCGGTATCATCACTGTTTTCGGTGCAGCAGAAGGATAAGGCAGATCATACGCATCTGCGATATCCCATAATTGTTTCCTGCGAAGTTTCTCAATCGGTGTTCGTGAATCGTCAGAAATAAGTCGTTCAAGTCCCATAAATCCTCCTAAAAATAAGGGCCCCGAAGGGCCCTAAAGTTAGCCCAGATCGGTAGCACCCGAGCGAATACCTCGCCCCCAGGCGGGGTTGAGAATTGCGCCAGTATGCCAGGCTTTCCAAGCAATGGTAGCGATTTCATCATACGGATCGGAGGTGCCGCCAGAGCCTAATCCCTTGACGATCAGATCTACCGGCCCGAGCTCATCCCCGGCGCTGAAGGTGCCATCCGGGTACTCTTCCCCAAAGCCAACAGAACCGACGCAATCGCGCCCGTAGATGACAGTGGTGTAGAGGTCAACGGAAGACGTACCATTCAGCCCGGTTGAGCCCAGCGTTGCACCGGCGTCGGCGTCCACTGAGGCATCCTCGGATGAGATGAACCGTACAGCCCGGCCAGCCACAGTCAGAGCGCCAAACTCGCCCATTGCAGTAGATAGTTGACCTGCGTAGGTCTCAACAGACTTAAAGCCTGTTAGGCCAGCAACATCAATCGCCACGTCAGGGTGAGTTAAGGCCCAGTAAGCGGGCAGCATCGGGGTTGTGCCGATATTCTCGGAGCCCATTGACATCGGAGTGAACGTCATCGCTGAGTTCTTATCCAGCGTATTCACAACCTTCTTGATATCATTGAGCGTGATGGCGGAATCGGTAGCCCCGTCAGAAGAATCGCCGCTGGCCTGAATCAAGGTAATGTTGTCTTCGACAATATTACGCTGTAGCTGATTCAAGGACTGCCCTGCATTGATCCCGATAACCTCCATGATTTTATCCATCTGACCGTTAAAGTTAAACAAGTCAGCTTCTTCATTAAGAATAACGAAGTTGCCGTACTTGGAAACCGTAGCAGTCACATCAGTGACGGACAGTGCGGCGGGGGTTCTGCCCTGCATGTACGAAGCGTTGCCAGTCAACTCAGACAGTGCCGAAGTTGAGGCCGACAGGTTTTCAATACGCCGCCAGGTACAGGTAGCGGTCCCGCGATTACGTTCCACATTGCCAGGCTGAGTTCCCATGAAATAGGGGCACCGGACCTTGGCGTTACGAAGCAAAGTTTGTTTAAAGATAGTGTTGACCGGCTTCGGCAGTTCACTATCTGTTGCTGATACAGTAAGTGCCATGATAGCTCTCCTAAATGAGCATCACCCCTTTTTAGCGCCTCGAGCGAGCTTCATTTTGTATTGAGCAAAGTCCACATCGGACATACTCGCTACATCGGGCTCATCCTGCGCGCTGGGCTGATGCGTTGACGCATTTCGGACAGCAGCTTCGACGGCTTCACGGTCTGACGTGGCCCCTTGATCGGGGAGGGACTTCATTTCGTCCGCGAGATTCTTTGCGACCTTCGACAAATAGGCGTTCCAGCCTTTCTGGTCATTATGCCTGTTTGCCCACAGTCGCATTGCTCTTGGATCACCCTCCACGCTCGCATGGAGTACGCCCTTGAATACCGAATCAGGAAGCGTTAAACCGGATTCCTCTTTTATCGCGTTTGACGCATCTTTAATGTCGTTTTGCGTCTCACGCTCAAGAATCCGCTGAACATCAGGAGACATATACCCCTGATTGTTCTCATTTGAGTCTTCCTGTTGCTGTTGTCCACCAGTTTCGCTGGTCTCCTGCTCATATTCACTTAACAGGGAATCCAGCTCGTCCTGTGCGCCACTTTCCTCAGTACTCTGATTTTCAGAGCCATCGGTTTCGTTAGCCACGGCTTGCTCACTCATTGTTTTCCTCCAAATTTTCACCCTTGAGGATGGTTAGTAAGCGGTCGTTTTCGTCAAAACGGCCACTTTCGTAAATCATTTTGCTTTTTACCTTTTCTTCTTCGGCGGTCGGATCGGGTTTATACCGGCATGTCTCCGGGCTCCTGCGTAACAAATCCAGGAGTTCCTCCCATCGCGGGTCCGCCTTCAGGGAGACCAGAAATTGCCTCTGCTTTGAAGAAAGATTCAATGTCTGTCCAACCTCCGTTTCTCAAGATTTCTTCTTTGACCGCCTGTAAGTCCATCTGAGGCTCTCTGCCAAGCTGGACTTCCATCTGGTCAACCTGCATCGCCAGTTTCAAGGCGTTCATTCGCTCTTGCTGTTTGACCTGCTCGTCGGCTGGGGCTCCGGCCCCAAATGCCTCGAAAATGACCTTCTCAGGAAGGTGCTTTTTGCCAATTTCGACGAATGAACGGTATTTGTCAATATAAACCGTATCATTTTTCATTTCCCGCCTGCCCATATCATAGGCCATCGTTAGCCATTTTGCCAATGGGCCATTCAGGCAACTCGTTGAGTAGTCAACGGTTCTCATGGTTCCACGGGTCAATTCCGCGTCTTTGGCGTAGGCGGTGGTGTGGGATTTTGTCTGTGCGCCCAATCTCGGAGAATTTACCCCTGTCACATCCTCGTACTGTTTGATGTAGTTAATATAGAGCTGCATCATAGCTGAAGGGTCGCCAATCACCTCCATTATGACGTTCGTGTCCGGCCATTGCGCTCCAGGGTAAACCAAGGGCCCTCCTGTAGAGGCAAAATCTGGATTGTCTTTGTCGTACTTGACCGGCGGTTGAGAGTGCATGGCTGCCAGCATACTCAGGCGGTTCATTGAGTCTGTCGCCGCAATCTGAATTGGGCGACCTTTCATCAGCGGAGAGGTGGCGTAAGGGCTATCTATATGCTCAATGTGATAGGGGAAGTAGATCAATGTGCTGTAAGGAGTATTTCGGCGACGCGCCCGAATAATTGTTGGGTTACTTTCTCCCACTGCCACAGTAATAATATAGTTACTCAAAGTAATGGTATCGGAGCTTCTTGGGATTACGAAGTCACCCTCAGCCTCAATCACCTCGATCGTGCCGTCCTTTTTGCCCTTGAGATTCTTGAAGGGTTCAGTCATCCAGCCGCCATCCTCATCGGCAGGGTCTTTTTTGCCCTTCTTGGCTGCCATCTTTACGTCTTCAAGGAGTTGTGACTTGGCTGTGATTTCCATCCCGCCCAACATATAGCCCTCGTTCATCAGGACGTGTGAGCGGTCGTCAGGATAGGTATTTTTTATCGAGCGAGGGAACAAAACCGGAATTTTCTGGTCCTGCTTAACAACCCCTTTTGCGGTGTGCATAAAGACGCTTTTTGTGACCAACCGACCTCTGCCGACCCCAAGCCCATACTTGAATGCTTCGGCATCAATCATATCCACGTTGTCATGGAAATTGTACTGGCGTTGCCAGTGCATCATTGTTCCAGCAATAATTTGGTCGATGTCGTTTTGATCGAATTGCGTTGGGACGCCCGTTTTATCCCCTGCGGCAATCGATGTGAAGTCAATTTCGTCAAGAAAATCATCAGTTAAGACTGAGTGAGCAGCAAACCACGGGCGGGTATTAGCAGATCGCAGTCTGCGTGCATCAGCGGTCAATATTTCAAGAGCCTGGGCCTGCAATGGAAGTTCCATCTCGGGCATCCATGCTTTGTTTTTATCAGGATTCCCCTTGGCGTCGAGCTTATGGTAGGTATCCGGCTTCATTTTAAGCTGTCGGTCAATATCCTCCCATTGTTTTTCCAGATCGCCCCGCTTCTTGCTTCTTCGAGTGTATTCCTGCTGGATATACTCGGCCAGCGTGTCAAAATGTTTTTTGTGGAGTTTTTTCATTGTAAAACCTCAAGGACTTTGGCCGCTTCCTCTTTTGCTACGTTAATTCGGGCTTTTCGCTTCGTCTCTTGCGTCCACCCCTTATCAGAATCGTGCATGGCGTCAAAATCCATCCATCTCCCGCCAAGAAACTTGCCTTTGGATAGCTTGTTGACTAGAAAATAACCAACCTGGTAATAACCCCACGGAAATTCTCGGCGGTTATCCATCTCCAGATCGGTTTCAGCTATATAAATTTCTCCACCGGGATGAGAAATGCGATCTTGTAGGCGCAATCCCTTAATCCGGCAAAATTCTTCGAGTTCTTTGGTCGTTTTTGGGACTTTCATGCTCGCATCGGCACCATGTTTGCTGTTTTTGGAGGTCCAGCGGCTCTTGTCGCCGCATATCGTCTCATCATAATAGCATAAAACAACGCTTTTAATACGTCATCCCGTGTTTTTGACAATTTTCCGTCTTTTCTGTGGTAATTTCGATACTCATCGAAGAAATCAGAGCAATTTGAGAAAACTTTAAGGCTTCCAGACTTCAACATTTCCTGAACTTCCATAATAATCGGCTCAACTGGCTGTCCCCCGCCCTTATCGTTTTTGTATCGTGCTGATTTAGAAAGCAATTTACAACCATGTTTCGCATAGCGGTCTTTTAGTCTTTCTCCTGAGCCTTTATCCCGGTTTGTCCCATCGTGCGGCCAGGCCACGGGCACCCATGAGTCAACCTCGTTAATCAGCTCTGCATGTTCCTCCGACTCCATATTTCGTTTTTTCTTGGCTCGGGTTAGGTACATAATTTCTTTGTCCCGGTCCCATGCTACATCCACGACCGCGGCAGGGTGGTCTATCCCAAAGTCGATGCCCTTAATCCTTGCAAAATGTGCTGGAATATCAAAGGGCTGAACGGTAATTTCGCTTTCTGCCGTCGTAAATACACGCCCTTCACCCATCATCGGAACGCCCTTGGTGCGGGCCTCGACCTGATAATCTGGGTAGGTATCAATCAAGCGTTGTTTGTCTTCTTCCTGTAAATGAGGCACGTCGTCCCAAGTCGCTGTAATTGCAGTGATTCCCTTAGCTTTAGGGTTAAGGAAGTGGTCTGTCAAGGTCGTCATCCCCAATAGAGGGGTAAATGTGACATAAAGAATCCCCGATGTTCGGACCAAACGGGTTTGAACCTCAGTGAAAATATCTTTCTGGTCAGATACGTTCTCATCAGGCTCCTCGTCAAGCCATATCCCGTCAGGAGCCGAGGCTTGCCATTTACGCCAGCCCTGCTCATACGTCTTCATCTGGCATACTGACGTTCCCCCTGAGACGTGTTTGACACGGAAGGTATCGACAACTCCGTTCAGTCCACATTGGCGAACGTGGATCTTCCCGGAGATACGCTCCTTGGGGACGAATCCTTGCCCCAGGCCATCATTCAGGTCGGGGCCAATCAGCAGGGTTTGGATATAGTCGCGCTGGATTTCGTTGGTGATCGACCCAACCCAGAATTTAGGAGCACGCTTGAACCGATACCCCTCCCACCAATCAGGGTATAACCCGGTTAGATGAAGTGCGGTTTCATAGGCTCCGGAGATACTTTTTCCGGTCCCGTTGGCCGCGATTATCATGCGCTCTTTGTGGGTCGAGCCAAGGTTATGAAAGTCGAGCTGCCAGGGCTTTTTTGACCAGCCGGGTATTTCGAGTGTCTTTGGAAGTCCATAAGGGGTGTAGAGATCGAGTTTCCCATAATCCCGCATCTCCTCAAGGGCTTTGATCGCGGAATCCGCGACCCCGTTATCAATCAGCTTCTGGGCCTCTTTACGAAATTCTTGAGGCTTCCACTGGGATAAAAAGTGAAGCTCTCTTAGGTACTGTAGGCTTTCCATACCATCTCCGCCCAGCCGCCCGCGTCTTTCATTTTTGGGCGCCCGTGAAATGTCACAACATTGTGTTTTGGCTCTTCCATATCCCCGAATTTATACGATCCAACAAGATAAGGATATTTTTCGGTTAAAAATTCCTCATTAAATTGACAGAGCCAGGCTTGATCGCCACCTTTCGTTTTAATTGTCTGCGCATCTATCGACTCCCAGATATAATCCACTTCTTTGGGAATCCACATCATTGATGACTGGCAAACATTTCGCTTATGGCAGGTCGGATTCCATTCTTCACACATCATAAACTTTTCAGAATCAATATCGGGAATCGCCCCAAGAACAATAGAATCCAGATCGAGATAGAGAAACGGCCTGTAGGCCTTGAGATCAGGAGAAAATAATTCCAGCTTCGCCCACCAACCCTCGTATCCGTGCCTTAATTTAACGTCTGCGTCTGGTCCATCGCCAAGGACAAGCGCGTCGATACCTTGTTCTTTGAGCTGTCTCTTCAGGGCTTTTGTATAGCATTCGTCGTATTTATTGCCTTGTCGGACTATAATTGCGCGAACCATGTATAATCCTCTCCAAGCTCAAGTTCTAGCCCGTTTTGTTCGATAAATTCATTGACGGCCTGACAAACAGAGATACCGAACTTCCAGTCACCATCAAAATTCGCGTAGTCATGCCCGCCTATATATCCGCCATTTTTTACTTTTGGCGAATAGTTCTGAATGTCGTCTCTTACGCCTCGATATGAGTGATCGCCGTCAATAAAAACTAAATCAAAAAAGCCATCGTCAAAATCACTCGCGGCTTGTGAGGAGAACTTTCTTACTATATGCGCATCAAATCCCTGCACCGCATCTTTCGCCATTCGATAGTAACGGTTCTGATCTTGCTCAGAAAGCTCCGAGTGAAAATCCCCGGTATCCTTATAGTCATCGCCGTACTGCGCTGACCACGGGTCAATCATATATAACATCATAGGGTGCTGTTCTAACAACATTCTTGACATGCGACCTCTAAAAATACCGATCTCACAAACGACTGGTCTTTGAATATGCTTAACACGTTTTATAACTTCACCGACTCGCTTCATGCCAGTACTCCGGTTCAATAAATTGTTCTGTTATGTAAGGATTATATTCAATTCCGCAATACTCGATTGCATTTGCAATAGACGTGTGGTCGCCTTTTACGACCTCATCAGGGTACACATCGACCGCACCATGAACATTTTTAATCAACCCCATTTGTTGATGGTGAAGCGCGATTGAGTGGCGGATTTCTTCATCTGAAAACTTATTAAGGATTCTGGCGCGTCGTATTGAGCGTAAAATCGCTTCGGGTTCTCGCCATACCAAGACCCATTTAGGGTTAAATTCATTCCAGACCTTCCAGAAGTTCGCCCCGTGCTTATACAGCCAAGGGCCTTCCGTGTAGCCTTGCTTTGTTATAATTTGCTCCACCTTTCCCCGCCAGCCCTCTATCGGATCGGGGATTGTATGGTAGGACATACCAAACCAGTTGCGTAGCGTGGCCTTTAATTCTTTATTCTCAAAGAATCCCTTGGGATTGATCTCGGAAGGATTAGATTGCTTCCCCACCCACACTCCATGATTGGCAAAAATCCCTGCGGTTAATGACGACCCAGATCGACCCATCATCACGATTAAAATTGGCTCATCCATCGATAATCTCTTTGGTCTGTCCTGATAAACTTTTCACTTTGCCGTCAAAGACTTTTTCGGCGGCCATCTTCCAGTAACGCCCCATCGGAATGTAGTTAGTCTCTTTCCACGGTGGGTCGAAATAGTGACCCGACCCGTCCATCGGAATACCCGCAAGAATAATCTCATCGTAACCCAGAGCAAGCCCGGTATAAACTGCGTTCAACCCTGAAGTCCCATGTCCCGGCCAGGGCCATACAATTTGATTTCCTTTGCCCTTTTGGCAGGTGTGTTGGAGGATTGCGTGAGGAAAGTCTTTTAATGCCCGAGGTCTTCGCGCTTCAATCCATTTTGGGAGTTCTTTTTCGTCATTGGAGTAGACATGATCGACTTTTCCAGGGAAGTGCATCACCATATCATTGAGACACATCACATCCGGTCCGACCCGGTAATAGTTTCCGTCATTGGAGAGAACTTTATCCAGATCATCCCAGACACATCGCCCAGACCCAACGATCAATAAAACCCCTGAGCGAGATTTAACCTCGGGACAGCGGGCAAGGTTAATTCCTAGCGCACTAAGCCCCATAGGCATATGAACCGTGGTGGATTAGCTTAATAGTGGGATCGCAGATGATCTTCTTCCCCATATCCCGAGCCCGCTGACAGAAAGCATAGTCCTCAGAGAGAAAGACCCCATTCCATACCATAGTATTAAACAGCGCCCAGCATTTCCCGACAAAGCCCTCTTCATGCTCCAGCTCAGGGTGGCGATTTATCATCTCGTTCAATAAGTCGCGTTTGATCATCATAAACCCCGTTCCAGCATAATCTACCTCGAAAGGCTCTGTCTCTCCTTCTATCGAGACCAATTTCCCTCCTCGCCATGCGGATAAGGGTTTATCCAGACGCTTCATCGGGTAAGCCCCGACGGCAATATCACAGTCGAGGTTCCACAACTTAGCCACGTCTTCGGGCTGAAACTCAATGTCGGCATCAATAAAAAGCAGGGTGTCAAATCGGGTTTTCAGGAAGGTCGAGACCATTGTGTTGCGTGCGCGGGTAATTAGGGACTCATGGGCATTCGTTAGCCAGTCATGGTCGATTCCCGCCCGCTGAAACTCCTCCTTGAGATTCATGCAGGAATGGAAATAAGGGAGGGTGACTTGGCCACCATACCCAGGGGTCGCAATAAGGATGCTCATTTACTGTTAAATTCTTTGAGCCGCTTCTCCATCTCGCGCTTGCGCTTTAGAATGGCATTTTTGGCGTTATCCGCCATACCAGAGCCTAAATTGACATCCTTGGCCGTTTTAGGCCGATTCTTGGGCGTGATTAAATCAGGGATCGGAACATACTTTTTCTTCGCCATGATAGGTCTCCTCTGTTTCGATTAGTGTATGACAAGAATAAGGGGAGGGAAAGGCATTTTGATTTCGCTGGATTAAAGAGGGGGTATAGCACCCGTAGCCGGACTCCAAAGGGGTGTCCCGGCCCCTTCTCTGCGCCTCTCTCGCGCTCTCTGCTGTTACCCTTGCCTACCCTTTGCTTTTGCCTGTTGTGTCCTGTAACTGGCTCTCAGTGGGCCTGATCGTGGTCAGCACATCAGGACACAGCCTCCCGACCGTGAAGCACCCACCACATGACCGTACCGGCTCCCAATCGTTAGCAGGCAGATAAACCTCATCCCCGGATAACGGGACATCCCCGGCCAGCCATCCAGGACTGACCAAAAACGCTCAGTCACAGCAGCAGGATTGTGGCCGATGCCAGCAGCAAGGAAATCTCGGCCACCATCAAGGCCACCACGGCCAGCTCAGAAGGTTTATCAAACATTATACTGCCTCCAGTTTGCTGTCGGTGTCTATCACGTATCCCCCGGCCATGTCGGCTATTGCTTCAGCAATTAGCAGGCTCTCGGCCTCCCCGACTTTGTGGGTATCTATCCAGATTTCGTATTTCATCGCGTAAGCCCTCCGATTATAGGCCGTCCGTGGCCTCTCATTGTTACCCAGCCAGCTTCTGGCCTTCCTCGATGCCGGCAATGTAAGCGGTCAGGCGCTCAAACAGCTCGCGTTTAGGCATATGGCCACCGAAGATATCGTGGACACCGCCACCTTCTGTGCTCATCTGCTCCAGGGCCACGCCGCCATAAGCAAAATCAAGGTGGTAGTTTCCAGGATTGGCTTTCATGCCACTATCTGTGCGGGTATAGGATGTTACCGGGTTGCCGGTGATTTCGTTCAGGTGTTTTACCCGGATTTCCAGCATTTTCTGTGTGATGCGTTCCATGTCGTTCTCCTCTCGTGTGTGTTTGGGTAAGTATAGCGCCTGATGTGGCATTGTCAAGGATTTTTGTGATTCATTTGAAAATGAGCGGGAACATGCCGGTTTGACAGCCTTTTCGCCTTCTTTACCCTCTACCAAACAACACTCTTTTAGCCTTCCGCCTATTCCCGATAGGGCTATATGTCATCTTGTGGGCCTAGTACCCCTCGACAGTGTAGCTTCCATCTGGCCCGGTTATGGTGAATATATAACGGTCTCCCTGTTTATCTGCCGAAGTAATGTGATGGTCCGTAGGTAATTCCCATTCGGCCTCAAGCAGTGCCGTGAATAGGTCGCTCGCAACCTCTTTGCTAGGTTCTGCGCTCATTGCCCTGCTGTAGCGTTAGAAATCATGGGTAGCGAATAAGACCAGGAGGATTGTGACAGCCCCTGCAAACGGCCCGCCTAGAATTGTGGCTCCCAAGATGGCTAATGCGCTGATGAGCGTCATTGTACGGTCTTTGGTGTGTCGATGCGGGTGAACTTCTCAAATTCTTCGTGCCAGTCGTCTCTGGCCTTGGTTGGGGTCACGTCTTCCCGGCGTTCAATATAGTGGCCTTCGACCTTCCCGGCGCTCACTTCAGCGTTTACCGCTGCTCCGAAGTTACCCGTACTTTCTGCTCTGGCGCTGAGTTCTCGGAGGCGTCTTAGATGGGATAAGCGGTCGTCGATGGCTTGGTAAATGCCATTCATTCTCATGTAGATTATCAATTCGGCAATCTTAGGGTTATTGCGTAGCCGGTGGGCTTCGATGGAGCACTGCGCGTCATTCATGTTTTCGGCGTCATACGCGGCACGATACGCAGCGATATCGGTCTTCCCCTCCAGCATCCCGATGAACCAAGCGTATTGCTTGGAACTCAGGGACGCCAGGGCCTCATCAATATCGAACGTTTTAATTTCTTCTTCCATACCCTGATTTTAGTCTTTTCTATCCAGATATCAAGTATTTACCAATAGAAACTCTGCTTATTTGCGCCTCTGCTCTATAAGCTCCCGGCACTGGGCGCAGATCCCGCCTACCAGTCTCCCGCTCCAGTTTCCGCAATCCATACAATCGCCGGGGTTGCCTTCGGGTATATCTGCCCTTACCGCCTCGACAGCCTGGATAGTCCATTACTCTGTAGTGCGGGCGGCTACGTCTAGCCAGTCGTGGTCTTCAGTCATTGGTGGCCTCCGGGTAGTAGTATTCGCCTGATTTCGCGGCCTGTTTTATATTATGGACGCTGAATTCCATGCACTCATGATTCGGGACATTCTCCCAAAACCTGCCATTATTTTCTTGTGGCATACAAATTATGCCTTTCCCGCCCAAAATATGCCGCGCCAGTTCTTCGGGGTCTGTGACTTGTTTCATTTTGTCGCCTTCTTTGCCCCATGAATAAAGCTGTTGACAATAAGTCCAAACATTGCGGCAAAGCCAACCCACACATAAGGATTCAATAGGCCGCCATCCAGCTCAGCCAGCACTAAGCCTAAAGTGCCGCCTAATATTGCGTTGATAACATTGTGCTTCATTTTACCATCTCCTCTCGTTTCATGTCTTGCATTAGTTGGGTGAATGATGGAGCGCCTTTCTGGCGTGTTTCTGTGATATCCTTGGATTCTTCTGGCGGTTTCTTTTTGCGCAGAGAATGTTCCTGAACAAATGCTCCGTCTCCATCTGCCATTATTACATCGTATGTCCCGTTACCGACAACTCCGATGATCTCAACATCAGTGCCAATAAGCGGAACCATCGCCGGAGAGCTCTTGGCTGGCGTTCCAGCAAAAACAGCAATCTCCCCCACCTCAAACTTAGCCATGATTACTTCCTCCCTCTGTAGTGATACTGTGCCACCTCTGTGCCGTTGCGTCTTACGAAGTGGGTGTCGATTTTGTGGTACTGACGCAGCTCATGGATTCGCCCGCCTGCGTTCAGGATGCCTAGCTGGCTCCATATCTGGGCCTTTGTGAGATTGCGCTTCTTTAGCGCCTTGAGTAGTTTTTCGCATTGGGTCATGTCTCAATCTCCAGCCCACATACGGGGCATTGTCCGTTAGTTATTTTACGTCTTTTCGTACTCTCAGATAACGCCCTCGCTGGTCTATCACATACTTTGCGTTATCAACTTGAACGATCTTTCCAGGCTGATACGATAGCCTACGAAGCAAGAACTGGATAAATCGATCCTTCATTTCACTACCTCCAATCCGCAATGCGGGCATTTGTCGTTTTCGGGTTTGACGTACTTCTCACAGCGATCGCACGGCCAGGGCCTTCCATGTCGGGCGTGGATAATCACGGTTGCCGGGATAGGGCGTGTGCCTTTCAGCCAGCGATAGAGCTTTTCCGGCTGGTGGTTAGTGCCTAGCCCCTCGTTGATGTATTTTGTAACCCGCTCCATCCGTTTGTAGCCATCTCCGTCAAATGTGGAGATGTAGAGGTTTAGGGCGTGTTGTTTGTTGTTCATGTGTTAACCCATTCAACGCAACGGTTAATTTTATCGTGCTGGCTTCTTAATTCGCCAACCGTTAATTTATCAAAATCTGTTGGAGAGCCATCGCAGAAAACGGTCTCAATAATATGCTTCGCGTATTCCTCCATTAATTGCACGCTACCTATAGTCGAATCCTCAACAAGCCTCTTGTCAAAAAAATCTCTTGCTTCCATATCTTAATCCTCCGAGTTAATCCAATCATCCCACTGCTTGCGCGTGTACTGCGTGGGGTTATGTCTTGGCCCGTACCAGTGCGTTTTACAGATCAGGCATAGGGCGTTGATAATTTCCCCGCGACCGTACATTAGATCGACGGTGCGGGGTTTGTTGCAGCAGTTGCTCACCCCCATTGCTCCGCTATGGCTTGCGCAAGCCCCGGGTAGGTTCGTGAC